CGAAACATCCGCAGTTGGGGCCGTTCCGCAAGGTTGTTGACCCCGAAGCGCTGCAAAATGCGCGTCCTGACCGTGTTGAGCCACTAGATGTATTTGTCGGTGTGCCTCTCGTTGAAGCCCCTAACCTCCGACCAGTGCCTTGTTTTGGTCAGGTTGGCACAGTTACGGTGAGTACGTCATGAGTTTCACATACGATCAGCTAAAACAGGCCATTCAGGACTACACAGAAAACGACGAGACGTCGTTCGTAACCAATTTGCCGGTTTTTATTCGTCAGGCTGAAGAACGTATCCTTAAAAACGTCCAATTGAGCCTGTTCCGCAAGAATGTAAGCGGTGCAATGAGCGCTTCTAACAAGTATTTGGCTTGTCCAAGCGATTTTTTAGCGCCTTTTTCGCTTTCTTTTGTGGACGGGAACAGCGATCACCAATTTTTGGAGTTCAAAGACGCTGATTTTGTACAAACGTTCAATCCAGACGCTACAACCACCGGAAACCCGCGGTTTTATGCGGTTTTTGACATAGATAACTTTATTTTGGGCCCTACCCCGGATAGTGCTTATGCGGTAGAGCTTCATTACTTCTATAGACCGGCCAGTTTGACCGCAGGATCAGGTTCCGGGACCACGTGGCTGAGTGAAAATGCAGAAATTGCCATGCTGTACGGCAGCTTGATGGAGGCTTACATCTATATGAAAGGTGAGCCTGACATGATGCAGCAGTATGAGAAACGATTTATGGAAGCGATCCAAGGTATGAAGATGCTTGGGGAGGCGAAAGAAGTAACAGATGAGTATCGTACCGGTATGGTGATAAGGCCCAAGCAATGAGTATCCCAGCACTTGATTTGAACATAAATCCAGATTTTAAGGTGGAAGTACACACCACCAACAATCGTGGGTTTACTCCAGAGGAGGTTGCAGAGCGTTGCGCACAGAAAGTCATTTCTATAAGCGACACGGCACCCCCTGCAATACAGGCGCAAGCACGTGCCTTTCGTAAGCAGCTAGTTAAAGTTTTAGAATTTTACATGCGCGAAGCGATTAAAAGTGATAGAACCACTGTGTACAATGCGTTAACCGATGCAGGCCACAAGGAGCTTGCTGACTTAATAAGGAGACTGTGACATGGCTTTCTCAGGAAACTTCATGTGTACATCCTTTAAGAAAGAGCTTCTTTTTGGTGTACATGACTTTGATCTCGCCAATGGCGACACTTTTAACATCGCGCTTTATACGAATAGCGCGTCTTTCGATGCTTCGACTACAGCCTATACGGCTACCAACGAAGTCTCTGGGACGGGTTACTCTGCGGGCGGTCAGGCACTAACGAATGTAGACCCCACCACGTCTGGCACGACGGCTTTTACCGATTTTGCTGACGAAACGTGGACTACGGCCACTATTACGGCACGTGGAGCGCTTATTTACAATACGACACCTAATACTACGTCGATTTCGGTGACGAACCCGACTGTTGTGGTGTTGGATTTCGGTGGCGATAAAACCTCCACCGCAGGCGACTTCACCGTTGTGTTTCCGACCGCTGATGCAAGTAATGCGATTATTCGGATAGCGTAATGACTGATGTTGTCGTTCCAATCGGCGGCTGGGGCCGCTCTGGTTGGGGCGAAGGCCCATGGTCCCAGAGCGGATTTCCGTTTGCCACGGGCTCGGTAGGCTCTGTAACAGTAACCGCGGATGCAAATACGCCGGTTACGGGGTTACAAGCCACAGGTAATGTTGGTAGCGTAACGGTTGTTGCGGAAGCCAATGTAACCGTAACTGGGGTTTCTGCTACAGGGCAGGTAGGTTCTGTAAGCATCATAGCCGCGGCCAATGTGGACGTGACCGGCGTTGCCGGTACTGGCCAAGTCGGCTCCGCCAGCGTTACTGCTGACGCAAACGTCTACCCAACCGGATTGGAAGCTACCGGAGCAGTTGGCACGGTAACGACCACCGCAGATGCAAACGTTAACGTTACGGGTGTAGCCGGTACAGGCGCTGTAGGCACAGTCACAGTTGTAGCCGAAGCAAATGTTCCAGTTACGGGCTTAGAAGCGACCGGATCGGTAGGTTCAGTTACTGTTGTTGCCAAAGCAAATGTATTCCCAGATGGGATTGCGGCAACAGGTCAGGTTGGTCAAGCCTCAGTAGATGGTGAAGCAAACGTACCTGTTACAGGTATTGCTGCGACCGGTGCAGTTGGGTCTGTTTCAGTAACTACTGACCAGAATGTTAATGTAGGTGGCGTAGCCGGTACAGGACGAGTTGGTAGCGTAAGAATTGAATCAGACGCTATCGTAAATGTAACAGGTGTAGCTGCGACAGGAGGTGTTGGACAGGTACTGGTGTACTCAAATATTGTCCCCGATCAAAATCCGGGGTATATTGAAGTTACACCAAGTCAGTCGCCTACGTGGTCGGAGGATACGCCAACACAAGATGCTAACTGGACGCGAATAGCAGCGTAAGGATTTAAAAAGATGCCAAGTACCTATACAGTAAACCTCGGAATCGAAAAACCCGCCACGGGGGAACAATCGGGCACTTGGGGCGATACCACCAATGTCAACTTTGACATTATCGACCAAGCTGTCAACGGTTCAGTACGTGTCACGCTGACCAGCGCGGGTACTTCCGGGTCTCCAAACGACCTTAACATTGTTAACGGCTCAACGACAAGTTCAGAAGGCCGTAACAAATGGATTGAAATTTATAGCGCCTCTGATCTGGGGGGTAGCGCATACGTTCGTTTGGTTCCAAACGACGCTGAAAAAATTCTATTTATCAGAAACAGTCTGGCTGGTAGTCAGTCTGTTTTACTTTTCCAAGGCACGTATAACGCCAGTAATGACCTAGAAATCCCGGCTGGGGTGGATATGGTCGTTAAATTTGACGGCGCAGGCGCGTCTGCGACTGTTACGGACGTATTTACAAAGCTCCGCGCCACTGAAATTACCACGCCGACGCTTACTGCTGGGACGGCTGACATCAATGGCGGTTCCGTAGACGGTGCTACTATAGGTGCGGCAAGTGCCTCAACCGGTGCCTTTACGACGCTAACTGCCAGCACCAACTTGAACATCGCCAGTTCGACTACGGTTGATGGCGTTCTTGACGAAGACGACATGTCTTCAGACAGCGCCACCAAGCTTGCTACGCAGCAATCTATTAAGGCTTATGTCGATAGCCAAGTCGGCACGGTGGATACGCTGGCCGAAATTTTGGCTAACGGCAACACGTCAGGCGCAAACAACCTGATTATCGACAACGGTCAGGCGCTGACAACCAACACGATCAACGAAACTACCGCAGGTACTGGTGTCACAATTGATAGTGTTTTGCTCAAAGATGACGTTGTAAACGCCACGGACGTTGAAACCAGCAATATTTCTGCTAACGACGGCACGGCTGCGGCTACGATTGCTAATAGCACCGGCAACTTTACGATTACCAACTTTATTTCCAACTCCGTCGATATTGGTGGTGGAGCTATTGATGGCACCAACATTGGTGCGTCAAGTGCTGGAACGGGTGCTTTTACCTCTTTAACTAGCTCAAACTCTCTTGTAATAACCTCGTCGGTTCCACGTGTCACACTTAATGATTCGGATGGAACAAACACTCAAGGCGACATACGCCAACTTAGTGATGCCATAATTATTAAATCTAGGGACGGCAGTTCTAACGGTGTAATTAAGTTTAGTGGAGAAAACGGAACAACAGAAACTGAGTACGCCCAATTTGATGCTAATGGCACGTTTCTTACCAAGTTTGGCGCGACCTTTAATGAAGACAGCGCAGACGTAGACTTCCGCGTTGAGTCTAACACCAACACCCATGCTTTATTTGTCAATGCTGGGGATAGTCGTGTAGGGATAAACGAAAGTTCTCCCAATGCAATGCTGCACGTTAAAACGAGCGGCACAGATGAAATGCTCAGGCTTGAAATGGTGGACGATTCTAACACCGCTGGGCCTGATATTGTAATGCAAAGAGTTTCTGCGTCACCAGCGGCAAACGATCCTGTAGGCAGGATTCGAGCGATAGGCGAAAATTCTGATGGCTCTGGTGTTACTTATGGCCGAATGGAGTTTTTTATTGACGATCCTACTGCTGGATCAGAAAGTGGTCTGTTCTCTATTTCTACGGAATTGGCCGGGGCAAATATCCAAAGACTTGCCTTTAAACCCGATGAGGTAGTTTTCAATGAGCCAAGTCAAGACTCCGACTTCCGCGTTGAGTCTGACAGCGACACTCATGCGCTGTTTGTTGATGCGGGGCTTAGTCGGGTTGGGATAAAAGAAGACAACCCACAATCCCTTCTTCATATCACTGAGACTAATAGTACGGCATTTGATGCCACATCTGTAGACGGTCAAGACCAATGGGGCGCTACTCTAGCGATTCAAAACTTATCTGATGACAATGATTCGTTCAGCCAGATTCTTTTCCGTAATAGAAATACCTCCAAGGCGGTTTCACGAATTGCATCAATTACCGACAGCACTGGCACAGATATGGCCTTTGTTGTGGAAACAAGCGGATCGCCTTATGAAGTCCTACGGATTGCTCGCGAAGGCGATATGAAGTTGCAGGGTAGTGCTACCCCCTCATTTAACTTCTTGCCGACAGGCGCTGTAGGCAACGCAGACATTTCGTATGATGGAACGACTTTTGCCCTCGTGTCCAATAGCTCCAGTGCAGACATGGTGCTTTCAACAAGTTCAACTGAGCGTGTTCGATTAAATCCCAATTCTGACGGAATTGTGTTTAACGAAAATAGCAACGATTACGACTTCCGCGTCGAGTCTACCAGCACCACCCATATGCTATTTGTGGATGCGGGAAATAATCAAGTTGGTGTTGGCACGTCTGGCGTAAACAGCGGGTTTATGTTCGGCGTCCAAGGTAGCGCAACAATAGGTGACCGTGATAACAACATAGCAGGAGGCGGTTTTGCCCTTGAGTTAAGTGGCGCATCGCTCAACGATACAATTGCTGATTACGGGAGCTATGGCGCTTTACGTTTTTTTGCCACGGCGTCTTATACAGGCAGCGCGAAACGTGCCTTAATTACGAATGGATACCGGACCAACCAGCTTGGCTTTTTGATTGGAGATGTAGACACCACTTCCGAACCTAGCGTCGCGGACCGTGGAAACCCGGCTAATGCCTTAGTTCCGCTGTCTTTTGAATTCAACGGCGTGACGGTTGTTAACCAAGAAGGCGACGGTAACCTCGACTTCCGCGTCGAGTCTGACAGCAACACCCATATGCTGTTTGTGGATGGGGGAACTAACAAAGTTGTAATAGGTGATAGTAGCGCGCCTCTTAGCGGCGGGACTACGCCTCCATTTAGTCTTGCGGTAGTGGATGGTATTACCCTTGGTGCTGACCCATACACGTTTGGTTACATTGGCGACGGCGGGAACACAGGCAGTGTTCTTATCGAGTCAAACGCCTACCCTGCCAGCTTAGGCGCAGCGCCTACTGTTACAATTAAAGCCTCGACAGCGGGCGGTTCGCGCCGAACTCACGCCACATTCAATAGTGCAGCGGCCATCTTTAACGAAGACAGCGCAGACATCGACTTTCGCGTTGAGTCTAACGACAACTCGCACCAACTAGCTGTAGATGCTTTGCGCAACAACGTCCAGATTAACAACAGCAACACGGTTATTAATAGTGATAACGGGTCAGTTATCGTTGGCAAAGGCGCTGTTTACTACAATCAAGTTTTGACTATGCCTAGCCCGTACACTGGAAACGTTCAAATTGATCTGGATTTTTTAAACTGGGGATCAAATAATGTGATAGCGGCTGTGGACGTTATGATTTTGACTAGACAGTTTAACACCACTAGCGGAATTGCTATGGGCAAAATGTTTGCAACTAACACAGGGTCGGGAGGTCAATTCACTACTTTTACTACAACTGACATAACTACTAGCAACTGTACGTTTACGGCGTCTAGCCCAAATAACTATCGTTTACGCCTAGTGGTTAATCCTTCAAACGTCACCGATCAAGTGTCTATAGTTTTAACTATCCCGACACTTAGCACCAGCGGGTTATCAGAAATAACCGCGCAAATTGTTTAATTAAACGCCATTAAAGGAGAAAGAACCATGGCAATTACTACTACTTGGAGCGTCAACGACATGACGCATAAAGATTCAGACGGGGGCGTTATCCTCGTTTATTGGTCTTGCGTAGCGGCAAGCGACGGTACTCCGTCTTACACTGCTACTGAAGGCGGCAAGCTGCGTCTTACTTACGACGCATCAGCACCGGGGTTCATCCCGTATGCTGACCTCACCGAAGCTGATGTGCTTGGTTGGGTTTACGACAGCTTAATTGTAGGCGACGAAACTGCAACCGAAGCAAAAGAGCGTGTTGAAGCGGATCGTACTGCGAAAGTACAAGGTCAGATTGATCGTGCAAACTCGGAGTCCGGCGGACTGCCTTGGAGCGCTTAATTTTAACCGACAAGGAGACTTATGATGGCTAAAGACGAAAAGAAAACCATCACTGTCAACGGCGTAGAACACAATGTTGACGACTTGAATGAACAGCAGATTGCTATGGTGAACCATATTGCAGACTTAGACCGAAAGCTTTCTAGCGCACGTTTTAACGTGGACCAGCTTGCTTTTGGACGCGAAGCCTTTGTGAATGCTCTTGCTGGTTCATTGGAGTCAAAAGAAGCCGCTGAGTGAGGAATGAATGCCGCTACAAAAGTTACAGTTCAGGCCGGGTGTAAATAGAGAAACCACCTCATATACCAATGAGGGGGGCTGGTTTGACTGTGACAAAGTGCGGTTTAGGTTTGGAACGCCCGAAAAAATTGGGGGCTGGGAGCGCCTTTCAGGCAAAAGCTTTCTCGGCACCTGTCGGGCGCTTCATCCGTTTGTTGCTTTAGACGGCACAAGCTACATCGGCGTAGGTACGCACCTCAAGTATTACATTAGCGAGGGTGGCGCTTACGCCGATATTACCCCGATCCGTGAAACAACGGCTGCGGGCGATGTCACGTTTGCCGCGACCAACGGCTCTTCTACGATTACGGTGACGGACACCGATCACGGAGCAAATGAAAACGATTTTGTGACGTTTTCTGGCGCAGTAAGCCTTGGTGGTCAGATTACAGCAGACGTTCTTAACCAAGAATATCAGATTGCTCGCGTAGAAAACGCTAACACTTACGAGATTGTAGCTCGTGAGGTAAATACGCTTGCAGATATTACCATTGATGGACAGTACACGCCGGTTCCCGTCGTAGCGGACGGTTCAGACACCGGTAACGGCGGAGCATCTGTCGTTGGTGCTTATCAAGTGCAAACCGGTTTGGACACCACGGTTGCCGGTACAGGCTGGGGTGCAGGCACGTGGTCCCGCGGAGCGTGGGGTTCGGGTGCTACTCTGACTGCCATTGGCGACACGCTGCGTATCTGGAGCCATGACAACTTTGGTGAAGACCTCATCATTAATATCCGCAACGGTGGTATTTATTACTGGGATAAATCGACCAGCTCGGCACCCTTTACACGGGCCGTGGCGCTTTCTGACCTTGCCGGGGCTGACGCTACGACGCCTACGATTGCTAAACAAGTTCTAATTTCTGACCGTGACAGGCACGTAATCGTGTTTGGCTGTGATCCAGAAAACAACATTGGTACGCAAGACCCGTTGTTAATTCGTTTTTCAGACCAAGAAAACCCGTTGGTGTGGTCGGCGGCTGCAACCAACACGGCAGGTGATCTACGAATCGGTACGGGTTCTGAGATCATCACAGCCCTCGAAACACGGCAGCAGATTCTCGTGTTTACGGACACGTCGCTACACGCGATGCAGTATTTGGGGCCGCCCTTCACCTTTGGTATCAACGAAATTGCGACAAACGTGACAATTGCAGGCCCTTTGGCTGCGGTTGCCGTAGACGATCTTGTTTTTTGGATGGGTGAAGAAGACTTCTATATGTATACCGGGCAAGTTCAAAAGCTACCTTGTTCGGTGCGGTCTTATGTCTTCAACGACTTTAACGTCAGCCAGCAGGAAAAAGTTACTTGCGGCGTAAATTCTGCTTATTCTGAAATTTGGTGGTTTTATCCGTCCGCAGACTCCGACAATATCAACAAGTACGTCGTTTATAACTACCAAGAACAAGTTTGGTATTACGGAGCTTTGCCGCGGTCTGTTTGGTTGGATCGAGGCATCAATCAGTACCCCATCGCGGCTTCTTTAGATGGCTATTTGTACTTCCATGAGTTTGGAACAGACGATGGCAGCGTCAATCCGCCAGCTTCTATAGACGCCTACATTGAAAGCAGCCAAATGTCGATTGGTGCCGGGGACAACTTTGTTTTCCTTAGCCGATTGATTCCGGATGTGACCTTCAACGGTTCTACCGCCGAATCACCAAGTGTAGATTTTACTTTGCAGACCAGAAATTGGCCCGGTGCGGCGTATTCATCGACGACAGATAGCCCGGTGACGCGAAGTGCAACAGTACCGGTTGAGCAATTTACGAACGAAGTGAACATACGTCTTCGTGGTCGGTCTTTTGCATTCAAGATAGCGTCTGATGAAACCGGTGTGGGGTGGCGTTTGGGCACACCACGCGTAGACATGCGGCAGGATGGCCGCCGATGAGTAGAGGACTGGTACAACCGCTATTTCCAAATGCGCCTGCTGAATACGATCAGATGTATCAGGCGGAAATTGTCCGTGCCTTCTCTGTATTTTTGAACCAAGTTAACAACCCGGGTCCGTGGCGGGCCTCAAGTCTTACCTTAACCGATTTGCAGACAGACGATTTTGGCTTGGAAAACGGCGGCGTTTTCCAAGTTGATGGCTTTCTAAAAGTTGCGCTTGCAAACAAACCACACCCCCGTGGGGTGTCAGCAACGGGGGCCGTGGGCAGTGTCACGGTAACAATAT